AGCGAGGAATTTCGACGCTGGGGATAGCGGCGAATGAATGCTGTGCCCTGGTGTTGCCGCCGAAGTTGACTGAGTTTTCGCCGAATCGGTTCGTCATGGTTACTTGTTCTCCACGGCGCGGAGGCCGCTCGTCTGGTTGATGTATTCGATTGCGGAGCCGAGCGCTGTCTTGGCTTCGTTCGGTGCGATGGTGCCGGTCTGCTCGTCCCAGGAGCCGAGTTCGAACAGGGTGTAGTCGGCTGCGAACTTGTGAAAGTCTGCGGATTCGTCGTTGGCTGCCTGAGTGAACTGGCGAATGGCGTAAGCCTTCGTGGGAGCGAAGAACGGCTGGAGGTAGGCCTCTGCTTTTGAGTCGTAGATGCTGAAGATCTTCATTTTATACCCTTCGTAGTGAATTTTTGAGGTTGTGTTCGAGTAGTCGTTCTTGCGTTTCGAGTCGTTCCGGCGTGAGGTCGTCGAGTCGTTTCAGTACCTTCGCTCGGCGCTTGCTTTTGATGACCTCGAGCTCCTGGTCGTCCAGCTTCTTGTCGTAGTACCTGGGCGGCCGGAAGGTTTTTGCCTGGTGGATCACCTTGTCGGCAGGGTATACCTCCTTTTTGTACTTGTCATACCACTCTGAGGCGATTCCGGGTCGCCTGCTCATGGTTGAGTACTCGGGTTTTACCGTCCACGTCTCGCCGGTCTTTTCGTCGATTCTGCGGTAGTGGTCGTCGGCTGTTGGACCTGTCATTTTCTTCATTACGTAGCGCGCGCAGTAGGCTGCGCTCTGGTAGGTGAGGTCTCCTATTACACAATATCCTTGTCCCCAAGTTGTTTCTAATTTCTTGCTTACGTAAGTCCTTTCTCCTCTTTTGTTTTTTTTCCATGTTTGTCTGTCGTCTCTGAAGTCCTCACCGAATATCAGCGCGTGGTAGTGCGGTCTGCCGTTTTCCTCTCCGTACTCTCCGCAGTGGTAGTAGCGAAACGGGCCGATCTTCTTGCGAAGCTTCCTGGCAAATTTTTGCCAGTGCTCGACGTGCAACCCACGATCGGACGGAAAGTGAGCCTCGTCGTAAGTGAGCGTGATAAAGCAATTCCGCTCGTGTAGCTGAGCTTCGTGTACACAGCGCAAGGCCCAGTGCCTGGAGCGTTCGATCCTGCAACCGATGCACCTCCCACAAGGGAGTTTGAGGGGATTGGCGGCGTGGGCGCCCTCCTGGTCGAAGACCACGCCGCCGTCCCCCGTTCGGTATGCGGTTAGCGGTCGGTAGCACGGCACCGCCGCCTCCCGGTCAGATTCGCCAGCCGCCCCGCATGGGCCGGGCCCTGGTGTTCTTCTTGTTGACGCGAGCTCCGCGCTTGAAGGACCTCTTTGACCCTCTGCGACTCATTCGCCTTCTTTTCATGTTCTTCTCTCGCCTCCTGCTCGTGAAATAGTCCGAGCTGTTGATGATCTTGCACTCGACACCCTTCCCAGCACAATTCCCCTTACTAGATGTTAATTGTGCTGACTGGACCCCCCCGTAACTTGACCGTAGGCGGCGTCGCCGGAGTGAGTGGGGGGGCTTTTCCCCCCACTCACTCGTTTACTCCGAGTCTCCCGAAGGGTTGACCGGCTCTGCCGGCGGAGGCTCGGAGGGTTCCGGCGCGGTTTTCGGCGCGAAGTCGCTGACCATGCCGAGCTGCTCGAGCTGAGCGCGGCCGTCGGCGTCCATGACCAGATCGAGGAAGCGGCCCGGGTCGTTGGCACAGAACTTGCGGATGTGCGGCGGCAGGTTCATGAATTCGTCTTCTGCTTGCCGAACTCGGGTCAGGGCGGTGTGGAAGTCCATTTGCGACGAGAAGTCCCCGTAGGAGGGCGTCTCGCCCCTCTGAGGGACTATCCCGGTTCTGACCCACTTCTCCATGATTCCGTTGATATCGGTGGACGCCCGCTCGCTCTCGCGGGTCATGTGGCGTCCGCCTTCCTTCGCGTAGACTCGTTCTCGCTGTGCCATGGTGAAATTACCTCGTATCGCGGCCGGTGCCTGACCGGATCGCGCGGTTGAGCCAGCGGAGAAACTGGCCGGCTTCGGTTCTGTCCATTCGCTCGTAGGCGCGAGCTCCGGGAATTTGTGCTTCCTCGAGCGCCGCTCGAGCACTGTTGAGTTTCCAGTTGGCTTCCGCTGTAGCGGGCAGGTAGTCGGACGCCCTGGTGGCGTTCCACTCCTGCTGTTGCTTCTCGTTGAGGATGTTTCCTTCGAGTCGTTTGTTTCTGAGTTCAGCGCTCATGAGCATTGCGGTTCGGGCGGAGTTGACCGGATCGCCCCCCCGTGATGCTCCGATTACGCCTGCGGCGCCTCCGCCACCTCCAGCACCCGGCCCGAGCGCGCCTTGAGCGGCGAGGATCGGATTGAGGCCGGCGAGTCGAAGGCCTTGCATTGCGATGCCAGGGCCCCAGAGCAGTCGTCGTCGCCACTGGCTGTCCTGGTGCTCGCGGGAGCGTTTCGCCTGAATCGCGCTGTGGCCGATCTGGGTGAGGTCCATGCCGATGTTGGTCGCCATGCCTCCGAGTCCCATGCCCATATCGAAGCCCATTATTTGGACCTCCAGTGCTTGGTGAACCAGCCGAGCACGAAGCTGACGATACCGACGAGGAGCTCCACGATCTTGTCTTCGATGAGGTACATGGTTTGCTCCTAGAAGTGGTCGACGAGGCCGGGAACGCTGTAGGTGGGCATCGGACGCGCGCACTTGAACTGGAAGAAGAAGTCTCCTCTCCAGTGTGGCTCACCGGGCACCGAGACGATCCGGTCCACAGGCGGGTCGTCTTGAATGAAGGTGTCGTTGAGGAGCGGAAGCGACGCGAAGTCGAGACCCAGGTGCCAGGAGTCCAGACTTGCAGCGGCTTGGCTGCGGAGCTGGCCGGTGACGGTACTTGGCTTGTACCTGTACTCGGCCCACCTCTCCTGGAAACCCCAGGTGAGGTCGTCGTCTCCGGTGCCTTGCGCGTAGATTTCCTTGTTGAGGACGGCTTGTTCTCCGAGGTGAGCGAAGCTGGGCCAGTAGAAGTCATACCGGCTTTGCCGGCTGAACATCCGATGCAGACCTTGCTGGTACGTGAGGTCCGCGCGGACGTTGACGAGTCCGAGGATGACGCAGTGTTCGGTGAAGCTCTTGACGAATCCGTCTCCCTGGCTGTTTCCGAGTGCGAAGGCTCCGAGGGTGCCGACGGCAACCCCGCCGAAGAAGGCGGTGTTCGGAACGCCTTGGACCTGAATCCGAGTCGATCCGCCCCCGAGATATTCGGGGCGCTGGAGCCGTTGATCCGGGCTCGTGACGCCGAAATGGCTTCGGACGATTTCCGTGTAGCGGGTTCCGCCTCGAGCATCGCGCTCGAGCAGCTTCTGAATCTGGAAGGCCTCTCGTATCTGGTTGATGGTTGCAGCGGTGGCGCTTGCGAGGTCCGCAGTGCCGGAGAGGTTCGGATCGTTCCAAGTTGCATCGGAGTTGGAGCTTGCGGCGCCAGCGAATGCGATATTGGTTCCGCTCGTGGTGCCGCGGATTGCTTGCGCTGTCTGGCCACTGTAGTCGAAGGTGGGCGCGGCGGAGCCCGTGATTGTGACGGGTGCGGTGGTCCCTAGCGGGAGCTCCACCGCGGTGCCTTTCTGGGTGAAGGGCAAGCAGCTCGTGAAGTAGTCGTGCCGTTTGCCGCGTCGCAGGAGGACGTAGTCTCCGGGCGTGTCGGGTCCGTCGTCGGTATCGACGACTGGGCTGTCCTGGAGGTCTTCCGAGCGAAACCACTCTCGAAAGATGAGGTTGTAAGCTCGGTGCCAGAGGCTGTTGAATTCCAGAGATACGCCCGTGGGAATTCCGATGTAGTCGGAGAGGCTTTGATCTGCCGGCGTCTCCGTCATTGTCGGAATCAGGTAGTTGATCGGATCGCCGGGGTCGGTCTGTTCTCCGTTGAAGCGTTGCCAGTTGTCCCAGAGGAGCCGGATTGGCACCGCGAAGAAGAACGAATCCATGTACAGGTTGTCCATGAACGGCGTGAGCTGGGTTGTGAGGCGGACGAGCCCGGACATTTTGAGGTTGAAGGTGTCGCCCGGCAGCGCCTCGTCGCAGAAGATCGGAACGAGCCAGGCGCTGTCGAAGGCGGTCTTGACTCCACAGCTACGATCGAGCGTGGAGCGAGGAATTTCGACGCTGGGGATAGCGGCGAATGAATGCTGTGCCCTGGTGTTGCCGCCGAAGTTGACTGAGTTTTCGCCGAATCGGTTCGTCATGG